AAAATCGGAAATAGTGCTACGTCCGTCGTACTGGGCGTCTGTATCCGGTGGTAAAGACAGTCTTTTTATGTTAAAGTACGTTCTATCGAACTTAGATAGATACCCATTAGACGGAGTTGTTCATTTTGAGCTTGAGATTGATTATCCATTCATTCATGAAGTAATAGACTACATGGAATCTGAGTGTAAAAAATTCGGAATTAAATTTGTGAGAATTAAGCCTCATAAAACATGGAGCGAACTTTATGATTGAAAAAATGAGAGAAACTGAAATAAAACGAGAAAAATAGTTAAAACTAAATATTTACAAAAAATATATGAAAAATTAGAAAAAAAGGAGAACATACAATGAATAGAAGTAAATCACAGTTTAATGCAATTTATAAATACTATGCAAAAAAGAGAGCGGATGCAGTCACAGAATTCATGGATTATAATGGTCTCTGGGGAGAGTTTAAAGTGTCCGGTTATAAACGTCCTACTATGTTTCTGAAATGGGTAAAGGGTATCGTAGTATACCCGGATGGTACTTTTGAACAGAATGATGATTGGATCGCACCAAGGTTCAGAAAGGAGTAGCAATGGCTTTAAAAGGTACAGAAAGAATCGCAACCAAGGGTCAGGATATAAATCCATATAAACTCAATGAAAAAGAATTAGCCAGACTTTATACAAGTCTGGCTAAACGTCTAAATCAGCGTATGGTTCGTGTAGAGAGGGCAGGATTCACTTCTGAATCCGGTGGTGCTTACGCCGATTACAAAGCAATTCTTAAAAAGTTTGGCTATAATAAAAGAATAAGAGAAAAAATAAAGTTGGATTACAGCGATCGGAATGTCCTTTATATGCAGATTTCTTCCATGCGTAAGCAGGTACAAATGATGCAAAATGTCTTAAAAGAAAAAAGTTCTACGGTGCCAGGTTGGAAGTCAATCATAAAAAAGAGACGTGAGAAGCTGTCTGAATATGGTCTTGAGTTTGAAGACACAAGTGAAATGAGTGCTTTTTTCCAGTCCTATGCTTTTGAACTTATAAGTCTTTTATACTCTTCTGAGCAGGCTGTAGAGTTCGTTGGAAAAGCTTTGCGAGACGGTGACACAATGAATGAAATAATTAGCAAATTAGAGGAGTTCAGAGATCGCACGGACATAGACCGAGCAGATGACGTAGCAAAAGAATTAGGTTTCTCCGGAGAAGCAGAAGCATTAAAATATAAATACAAGGGGTAAAAAATGGTTATAGCAGGATATCCAGTAGTTTCATATAAAGACTATGATTACATGCGTCTTTTTGACGGTAATTTCATCCGCAAAAGTAATGCAGGACACTTTCAGTCTTTTTATGAAAAAATCATAACAATTGATACTGAAACATACGTTTCGGATACAGAAGATATAGGCTGGGTAACTGATTGGACTATAACTATAGAAAATGATTGTTGTTTGTACGGCAATCATGTACGTAATCTTATCAATACGATTGATCGGATCTGTGACACATTGCATGCCGATAAAGAGCATACAGTACGATTTTATATCCATAATCTGTCATATGATTACATGTTTTTACGGAATCATCTGCTAGAAAAGTTTGGGGTTCCGGACCGTAAATTAGCTGTTAAAACTCACCGGTACGTATTTATGCAATGGCAGTCTTTTGGTCTTGAAATAAGAGATTCTGCCATACTCACTCAACGTACTCTTGAACGTCTCTGTAAGGACATGGGGACGCTTGAAAAAGCTACCGGTACATGGGACTATAAAAAGAAAAGAACTCCGGAATCTGGACGTACTGTAAAGGAAATGACATACGTTTGCATTGATACGATTTGTCTTTGTAAAGCACTACGTCTCTATTTATCGCAAAGAAACGTAACTGTTGCTACTGCCCCACTGACTAATACTGGCTTTATCCGTAATCAAGCTAGATCACGTTCACGCAAGGACAAGAAATGGCATAAGAAATTTATGTCAATGCAACTCACGCTAAATCAGTACAAGTTACTCACAGCCTGCTATCACGGCGGCTATACTCATGCGAACAGGTACTATGTCAATCAGTTAATTACTGAACCGGTGGAGTGCTACGATTTTACAAGTTCTTATCCTGCTAGAATCGTGTATGAAAAGTTCCCTATGACCAACTTTGTAGAAACAAAGTTATCCTTACAAGAGATAATGGAGTTAAAAGAAAGTTATGCTTTTGCTGGCTATATCCGGCTGAAAAAATTACGTTTGAAAAAAGATCACCCTATGCCCCCGCTTGCTTTTCATAAAGCAAAAGTCTGTGTGTTTCCAGATGCAGAGTCTATAAGCAAAAAGAAAGCTATGGAATTGAACCTTGATAATGGTAAAATTGTCAATGCAGATCTTGTCATTTATCCCTTTACGGATCCGGATTTGCAAGTTATCTTTGAAGCCTATGACTTTGAATGGGCAGACGTTTCAAACGTCATGAGAGCAAAGAAAGACTATCTTCCGGATTGGTTGATATCTTATGTGATTGAATTATTTGAATATAAGAATACGTTGAAACATGCTGACCCTGTGTTATATATGATTTCAAAAGGCGAACTAAACGGAATCTACGGCATGATGGTTCAAAAGATGATTCAATCCATGTTTGAAGAAGATTATGAAACTGGGTTATGGTCTGATGTTTTAAGTGAATCAGAATATGAAGAAAAGTTACAAAAGTATTACAAAAGTCGCAACTCTTTTTTACCGTACCAATGGGGGGTATGGGTGACAGCCTACGCACAGGCTGAGTTATTCGAACTTGGGAAGTGTTGCAAAAAATGGTATTACTCAGACACCGATTCCGTTAAGGGTACAGACTGGGATAGAAAAAAACTTGCTGAGTATAATGACAAAGTAATGAAAAAATCAGAGGAACGTGGGATCGGGACGGTTGTATTCAAGGGCGAAGTACACACACTAGGAATCGCTGAGTTTGATGGTCTTTATAGTGAGTTTAAAACAATGGGAAGTAAGCGTTACTGTTACCGAGAAAAAGGAAAACTAAAACAGACTGTTGCAGGAGTGCCGAAAGATGGAGTTTACTGCCTTGATAATGATATAAATAATTTTGAAAAAGGTTTCATTTATAGAAATAGTCTCACTTATCGCAGAAACTACCGCCGTGCGAACGACTGGAAAAAAGACCCAAGTTGGAAACTTAAAACGGAATATCTGTATAACAAAGGAATTAAAAATATTACTGTTGATGGCTGTGAAATAGAGTACGGTTGTGCTATCAGATTATCTGATACGAAGTACGAATTAGATCATACGATTCCGTATGATAAGGAAACAGGGTTGCCGTTGCCGTTTGAGACAAAAGAAGTTTTATATAGTTAAAAGGGATGCAAATTTGCATCCCTTTATTTTTTGTTTCACGTGAAACATTTACATGGTAATTGAACCTCTGTGAATCTGTACCTGTGTTACGGTTGTCAAGGTTCTGTAGTTATGTTTGTCATCGCTGATGTCATACAAGGCAAGATAGATCTGTCTTGCTCTGAAATTAAGCTGAGCCGGAATGTGATAAAATTCAGATCCGGATTTTACAATCACAGTTGTTGGGTAGCAAGTATAACCGTTTCCATCACCAATAAAACTAGTAGAATAAATACGACCAAGATAGTATTCTGTACCATTACAAATAAGTTCGCCGCTGTTTGGAAAACAAACATAATCACTCCAGATGATATTACTACTGTTTTCTTTGTAATTTGTAACGAACGACCAACTACTTCCCAGAGTTGCTGTAAAGTCTCCTGCTTCAAAGTTTGCAATTACATCATAAAAGGATGGATGGCAAGAGCCGGTCTTTACTGCTTCCGCAAGGTAGGTAGCAAGCCGTTCCTGTCCGGCCGTGTTTGGATGAAAACCGTCCGACCCCATGAATCCGTCAGCGTGTAAAATATATTCACTTCCATTAAGATAGATCCAATTTTTCCGCTGTGTGTTATACACACTCTTTGCAATTTTGAACCTGTTCCACTGGTTACTGTATGCTGACCATGCAACCATTGCTACAAAAATTTTAGCATTCGGAAATCGTGTCTGTGCCACCCCATAAAATGCATTGATTGCATTTTCAATTTCCGAATAAGTACCGAACTCATTGTAGCCGCCAACAACTAAGATCTGCTTTACAGATGGATCAGCATCAATCTGATTCAAAAGCATAAGGAATGAGTTGTTAGAAGTTGAAAAAGAAGCACCGCCATTGCTTTTGATTGTTACATTATCAATAGAGCAGTAATCCAAAAAGTGTTCTGTCCATGGAGTAATGTTTCCGTCCGGTGTATACCCTACTGTGTAGCTGTCACCAATAATGATAGTTCTGCCGCTTAAATCAAATAAACCGTCTCTTTTTTCAAGATCAGAAATCAGTTTACCCTGTTCGGTTATTGTGCCTTTTAATGGTTTAATTTCATCCGTCAATATTTTTTTCGTTGCTTCATCAACTACTTTTCCAATCTCTCCGGAATCTAGTGAATCTTTAATTGCTTCGTCAATCAGCTTTTGTGCGGTTCCTTTTATGTCTGACCATTCTTTATGATCCTCTCCTGCCTGCTTTGCTACTTTTAATAAGTAGTCTAAGTTCATATCTTGCATGGAACTGTGAGGGTACGTGTTAATCATTATGTGTTCTCCTTTCTATATCAATAAACCAGAATCAGTAAGTCACTGGCAAATAATCCGGTACAGTAATCTATAAATGTTTGTCTCCTTAATTGTAATTCACTTTCTAGCATTTGCTGAGACGTAGTTACACCTATGTTTCCGTGAATCTGCCCGGTATGGATCGTAGAGCCCTTTTCCGTATTTTTTTCAGTTCGCCCATACTCAACACTGTTTACGTCCTGTCCGGAAGTTTCCAACTTTGTAGCACTACCATAGGATGTAATTTCTTCCTGTGATGGCTGATAGTTTGAAGAATCAAAAGCACTCACTTTTTGTTCCATCGTGTCAGACCCGCTGTTTGATGTTACTGAACCACGTCCGGCTTTTAACGTGTTCGTATCACTACCGCCTGTCACTGTATTTCGCTCAATGTCCGGTGAATCCGTCCAAGTCTCCTGTCGGTCATAGTTTTCAATTGGATTATATTCTTTATTTAAAGCAAGAAATACCCGATTAATGGAATCCTGCCATTTTTTTGACCATGCCGGAATAGCTGACTGTTTCATAAAATCACCATCCGGATAGAGTGGTTCACAATCACCATAGGATAAAAGCAAGCTGTCAATAAAGTTCTGTTTGTCAGCTTCTGCCGGAAAAGTCATGTTGTCGAATAAGGTCTGATCATATTCATAAAGTCCTGCTATCGTAATTCTATACATCCCCATTTGTTACACCTGCCTTTTTGTAGTCTCTGATCTTTACGTTAAGATTCAAAGTTGGATAAAGACTGTTTGCCATGTCAACTCCTGCCTGCATGGTTTCTAACCATGTAGTAAGTCGTGTCACAGATTCAATGTCGTTTTTTTCAGTTTCCATAACATTCAAACGCTCTTTTTTATCAGAACCGACAGACGGAATTCCAACTTCTGTATCAAACTGGTCAAGAAGCTTTTCAAACACTTCGATCAATTCTTTTGAAATAAAGTTGTTCTTTAAATCTTTGTTGAAAAATTCAAATGGGTCTGAACTTTTTCCCCTCATGTTTGCGTTCTCATTTTCTTTTATTGACACATCAAACGCAACTGCCGGATTACCATCCTGCACTTGGTCATAGATTTTTTCCAGTGTTTTTGCGGCAGCTTTGTTTTTGGCAGCCATCAAAAAAGCTAACTTGCTGTTGAACACGTTCATATCAAACGCAGAAGCTACCAGAGCCAACTTATAACTATAATAACCGATAATATCAAAAATCCCGCATCTGGACGGTCTTAGATAGATCACGCTACAATCTTTGCCAATCTTTAAATCCTGTAAGCTTATGTTTGCATTGGTAGCATATGTGTTAATGCTTGCGAGCGTTGGCTTGCAATACATATCATACCCACTAATCGTGGGATACTGAGCAATCAGTCCGTATGCATCAGTATATGTGATCGCGATAAACCCCCCACCAAGTAGGCAATACTTAAAATAGTCAATGTCAAATTTTGCATTGTATGTTATATCAAAAATAGAACACACTCTCTCATATAGCATACGATCAAACGTGTCAGTATATAGACTGTCTGCCTTGATTCCCGACGGTTGGAAGTAATTTGAAATGATATTGATTTTATCAAATCCAACAGGACACCACATATATTTTTCACCTCTTTCTATGTTTCACGTGAAACATTATTCATAATAAAAACCACTATTCAAGTAGTTATTCACTGATTCTTGATCTCCGGTAAACCCACTAATTTCTATGGATGCATTTCTACATCTGAGATAGCCGGAACAGGTTGAAATCTTGCGACTGTTTCCGTCTGCATATCCCTCACCCGCACCGTTTGGCTCTGTGCTTAATCTTGTATAGCAGATTACGGATGCATCAAGATTATTGAGGATTCCCCCCACTGATCCAACCGCGCCAATGCTTGTAACTTCCGGAGATAAAATTGATTGCATAGTGTTAAGTACACCAGAAGATACGCCGAGTGCATTTCCTGTCATAGCTGAAGAGACGGTGGAAAGTCCACCAATTAGTGCATCGCCAATGTTGACGTTTGCACCTGCTATGTTTACCGGTACGGTCATTTGGCATTGATAGTGCCCTATTACAGAAGTTCCAGATTTTACCCATACATCAGATATTCCAGAATATGCATCAAAGTAGTAGTCCGCTACTAACTGTCCATTATTTGTTTTTGTTATGTCAACCGGAATAACTCCAATGCAAGGAAGCTGTACAAAGTAACGGCTAAAATTACCATTGTAAAAACGAAAATCTGTATTAGAATAAAGTGGATTAGTCAGTTCAAGATTGTAGGAAAAATGTACCACCGGACTATTGGATGCACCACCAATTAATAAGGCTTGAATTCCGGAATCCCAGTAACCAAGATTTACGTCATTCATTATTGAAATAAAATTACTTGAGCGAAATGGTAACCACTTTAAGTCTACGATATATTTTGCAGGATCAAACAAAAACTTTGTCGTTGCGTTCTCAATCAACTCTTGGAAGTTATCAGCCGTATACATGAAACTAACAAGCAACCCTAACTGTTTCTCTGTGATATAAAAAGCCTCAACCCCTGCCGCTCCTACAATGCGCATGATATAGTTGCCTGCATAACCATTAACAAATACATTAGGTGGCTGTGCTACTATGGTATCTTGCTTCTGCCAGTCCTCAGTGGGTAAGTAAAGCGGATCATCAAGCAAAGGGTCTTGATGATTTGATCGTTCAATAAAACATGTATATTCACCTATTTCATTTTTATAAGTTGCCAAGACGTCCTCAGTACAAGTTATTTCCGTCTGTCCTGCGTTGATTGAGGTGGTCGAATCAATGAAATAATAGTGGTCAGCCCATTTGCAATAGTTAAATTGTAACATTTCATTCATTGGTCTTTGCAAAATAAACGTAGGACTTTGAAATGTAGTTGCAGTTTTTAAAAGGCAGGGAACTTCTGTCCCCTGCCCTATAGGACGCTTTGTGCTGTTTTTTCTTTTTGAAAAATGATACAAATCTATTTCTGTCATGATAAGTAAATATCTCCTTTTGAAGTAATGGCGCAGATCCAACCGGATGGAATCCGTACCCACGTTGCTCCGGCATCATCCTTTTTGACATCTTTTACCGTGACAGTGGTTCCTTTTTTCAAGCACCCATCAGAATAAGCATGTTTCATTCCGTCAGCTGTCAGCTGTGCATATCCTTTGATCTTCCCCCATACACTGTAGCGTACATGTAAATGATCTACCCTGGTCGTATATGTTTTTCCAGTCGAATAGGTTAATGGTTCATTGTATTCTGTCCATACCCTGCGGATGCAGACAAGATCAAGCCTGCGATTAACCGGAGAAATATGGACCCCTGGTCCCGGATTCTCTTTTGTGTTCTTACGACTACCCCGGCTTTCAATCATTTTTCCATATCCTATATAGATAGCACAGTGTGTTACGGGATTTCCAAAAAATAAGAAATCACCGGGCTTCTGCTGACCAATAGGAATTTTTTCCCCGATCAGTGAATAATTTGCTGCAGTAGTTCGTGCTGTGGTGTAATTACAATCTCTCAAAACTGCATAAAGCATACCAGAGCAATCATAGCCACCTTCTAACATGGAATCACCACCCCAAACATAGGGCTTGCCAATTAATTTGCAAGCACTTATGATTAAATCATTTGCTGTCATATAATACCTACTTTCCAATCTGTTCGATTAACGTGTTCATTTTTTCCAGAGCAATCGTGTTATTCTTAATCACTTCGGAAAGTGTGTCAACTTCGTTTTTGTGTTCTTCGTTGAGTTTGTCAACTCTTGCATTCGTCTGGTCATACATGTATTTTACAAAGTATGCCATGCCGATACAACAAACGATAGGAAATGCATAGTTTCCCAATACGGTTAAAATTGTGTCTGTCATGATGTTTGTACCTCAAAATAATCATTGTTTATAGGTGATTCTGGAACACAGTCAGCAAGAACAACAATATTTGCATTAGTAGTATCGTAGTTTACAAAAGCAAATTTGCTGGCATCCGGAAAACCGTAATAACTTTCGAATTTTAAATCAATAAAACCATTGTATCTGCTGAATTTGACTAAATTGATGCCATCATAAGTAAGATACACACTGTCATTAGGAGCACTAATAACTATTCTTCTTACTCCGACTTTTCTAAAAGGCAATTTTGCAATGATACTCCCCCCACTAGGAATTTGTAAAGATGCTGCTAACATATTATACCCCCTCCCCCAGTACATAAAGGATTCCGTTATGTGTAAAGTTATTCCAGTAGTTTTTTCTGGAATGAACATACATGTTATAGTAGCCGCCCCGGCTATTGAACGGAGTAGTCGAACTATAATCAAACTGCCAGTTAACACCCATTGCACGGCGATCATAGAGAACACCAAGGACATACGGTAAGTTTACCTCTTTTTTTGCCTTTTCTGCATGACCATCCGCTCCAATAATGGATGGGGTAATCTGGATTGCTGATTCGTTATCGGCAGACTGCCACCAGTTTACAAGTTCCTTATTCTCAATCTGTAAATTTTTATCATCAAATACATACGGTAACGTCTGAGTTTCTGAGTTAATCCAGAAACTTGACAGCATCATAAGTCGCTGATTTTCTTTTCTGGTGAATCTCAAAAGGTTTTCAAAGCCTGTGATCGTGAATCTGTACTTGGTTGATCTCTCTGTAAGCTTTTCAGAATCAAGCTTGATTCGAGCAACCACGAATGGCATAAACTTGTCACGGTGTTCAGAAAGTAACTGTTTTCTTGTATACTTTGTTCCATTCTCTGTGTTGAACTCATGTACAAGGTCAACTTCCATGCCAAGAGATGATAAACCTGCCATATAGTTGAGCATGGTTGCACGACGTTCACTCTCACGATCCGTCTCAATGTCATTACGAAATTCAATCATAACTGCTTCGTAAAATCTGAGAAATTCCCTCTCACTTGAAAAAGCAAGTGCCAGCTGGTCACGGAATCGTGTGATGGATCTCTGTAACAGCTTTGTGCCGTAGAACTTGAGTTCAAGCACTTTCGGCTTATGAATCTTGTACATGTCGATAGAGTTACCATCATCCAATGTGTTCGGATTCTGCTCTGTATTCCAGTCATCAGACTGCTCGGCGTCCATTGACAGGGACGTGATTTCACGAACAATAGCTCCCCACCGAAGATTTGTTTGTTCAACAGTCTTTAATTTACCAGTATAAGATTCGTTTGAAAAATAAGTATCTGCAAATACTGTGCTGATTGCATTCAGTGTGTTTTCTACCCCTGTGCGTAAGAGCGTTTCCCCTACGGAAACAAAAGAACTTGTGTCAGTCGCTACAAGATTAGAACGTCCGGTAGCCTGTTTAGCTACGGAATTGATTAAAGTATATGCATCCTGCGGGATTAAACTATTTACTGCCAATTTAATTCACTTCCTTTCTAATTCATGATTTTCATCATGTCATTGATAATATCTGTTTCTGTTCTTGGGGGGTTTGTCCCAGTGTTCCCGGTGTTCTGAATGTTTGAAGCCTGAATCGTAGCTGTTAATTTATTGATAGCATCAAGCACCTGATCATTCTGGTTCTGATTCTGGATCTGGTTCTGGTTCTGGTTCTGATTCTGGATCTGGTTCTGGTTCTGATTCTGGATCTGGTTCTGGTTCTGGTTCTGGCCTGCAAATCCAAGGATTTCAGATTTTGAAAATCCTGCGTTTGCGAGTGCAACTACTTCTTCGATTTTCATTTTGTTTTTTTCTCCTTTCTATTGAGAAAAACGGATGTTAAGGGGGACATGGAGGAAAGAAAAAATTAAGGGAAAACTTGCGGGTAATCATCCCTATAGCATCCGTTTCCGACGGTTGATGTAGCTGTTTTCCCTTATGCTCACAATATCACATATTGAAAATTTTATCAATATAAAATTTTACAGTCAAGTTCTGATAAGAAATTCTATTACTAATAATATAGTTATATATCCATGAATAATAGTATTTAAACTGTGATTTACCCAACTCACTGCCCGGAAAAACATCTTTGCAGGATCCGGAAATATGATCGCTTATGTAAAGTTTAGCTTCTTTTTTGTGTTCGTAAACTCCGATAGATCCAATTACACAAATCAACCGGTAGTTTCTCAAATCTTCTGACTTTATAGAACTTGTGTCGTCATATGCAAAGTCATTGTCAAGAGCCATTTTTTCAAAATCTGTACTTCCGGTAAGTGCCTTATAAAGTGCTGTCTTTCTTTTCTTTTCTGAAATGGGACTCTTATTAATCAAAATAATGATTATTCCACGATCTTTTAACATGGAAAACTCCTGTCCGGACTTCTTCATTTTTTCCAAGTTCGGAAGCAATCCGAAAGACTGAATAAGCGGGGAATCAAGTGTATTACTATTTGAGACAATCCACCAACGAAAAGGCTTCTGACCAAGTAACTCACGGTTGGCAGAAATTGTTTCTACTCCGTTTAAAAAAGCATCCTCTTCTCCTTTGATTCTTTTGTCAAGCTTCTCCGGGATAAACTCATCATAGATTCCTTCCGAAAACCCAGATCCAGAGAATCCTCTATTATTCATCAGACTAGTAAGACTAAAAGCTTCTCCATGATAAACTTCCTCTCCTGCTTCATTGATCTCTTGCAAGGATACCCGGGTTTTTTCACCCTTTACCTTTTTGAAAAAGAAATTTCTATGAAGATCATGATTTATATCAATCCACGGATTCATCGTATCAATAAGTACGGAATCTATTTGAGTAGTTTTTCTTCTCATATAGATTACTTTTTCATCTTTTGAAAAAACATCCTCAATGAAATGCTTGAAGATTCCATATGTTTTTCCGGTACGTCTTGCACCTATGATAAAAATAAAATTTATATGGTTTTTTTCACATGTATTCACGATTTTTGGAATATCCAGCCATCCGTTTTTTTCGTATATATTCATTTGATACTCCTTTACTGAAAAAAAGGTGTACTAAATAGTGCACCTTATACTTTTATGAAAACAGATGCTTATTTGAGTTATCAGAATCCTTGCGGACTTCATTGTATTTTTTAATACAAGCTTCTTCTAACAGCCCCGTAAACTCCTTATCCATTGAGTAAATTGAGTTATAGTATTTCCCGTCTTTTCCTTTTGTAGATGGAAAAGAAAGAAATAACCCTTTTGACCCCTCTACAAGTGTCATACCTTTAATGATAAGCGTTTCATCAAGGCATAATTCAATAAAAGCTTTTGTTTTGCTGTTGCCATCATAAGGACGGCAAGTGATTTTGATAGATGATTTTAACATGTTTTATTCTCCTTTTTCTACTAATAAATTATATTCACTTGGTGCTGTGAGTGACTGCATGACATCATAAACGAACAACCCATTTCTTTTCAAGAATGAACAAACACAGTTTATATCATTCAAGTATAAACGCCTTTTATATAAATTGCCGTTTATGTACAGGTCGAAATATCTTGAACCTATCATATTGCATATTTCAATAAATGTAATATGTTTCTTATGAATAGGGATTAACGTATCTTTATTATAAAATACGCTAATTGTGTGATTTAAACAATCAAGTAAAGATGGAACCTTATTAACATAAATAAGTTCACTCGGATAAACATATTCCTCTTTACATTCATCAACAAAGGTTGATTCATAAGAAGCAATATGTACAGTAAACATATTGCTTGCGTCACTTCTTGTCTCTCTTCCTGTGATTCTACAAGATTGTAAATCA